GTGTTCTTCTCTGCAAGCTCACGCGCCTTCTTGTTCCAGAAGTCCCACATGGTCGGGTCTTCGCCAGCCTTCATGGCCGCGATCACCGCAGCGTCGGCAGTGATGCGGGCGGCTGCTTCGGTACACAGGTTCCAGCCTTCCGGCCCATGCGAAACATTGCTTTCATAGCGCCGCAGCCGCTCCACCAGATCATCACCCGGCGCGGGGGGCTCTTTGCAAATCTCGCGATCAATGCACGTCAGGCACACATATCCGCCCATGCGGTCGACGCGGAGCGGGGTGTGCTTGTGCTGACCACAGACGGCGCAATTCGTTGCCTGCGTCGAAGTGTAGGTAGGTTCGCCCTCTCGCTCCATATCCCCTGTGGATGAGGGTGGGGTGGCGGCAATGGCGGCATGGAAGACATTGACGGCTACAGCGCGCTCGTCTTCGTTCGACCAGTCCACCTTAAGAGCCGCGTCTATCATCGCCTCTGTCGGATCGATCGGAACCAGCTTCCATCTGGCCGGCACCACAGCGGGCTCTGCCGGAGGATGGGCGTAGAGGGGCGTGACGCGCCACTCGTCGGTGCGCAGAGCCGAACGTTCCGCATGCTCGCGGTCGAATATGACGTTTCGGTCACCCCGAAGTATCAGGTCCTCCCGCAGCCACGCCACCGGCTCGCCCGCCCCGCCGCTCTGCTTGGCCGCAACGGCGCGGGCGCCGAGGATGGCGGTCTGTATTGCATCCAGTTCATCATAGGAACCGGCACAAATTGCGGCCATCGTTTCCTCGTCGTAACCGGCATCGGCTATGAGCCAGTCGGACTTCGCAACCGCCTCACGCGCGATCTGCACCACTTCTTCGTCTGTCAGGGCGGTCATGGTGTGGGCTCCGCTGAGGGGAGGGAGCGAGCGTCCATCATGGCGCGCGTCTCGAACATTGGGTGCTGGAGGCGGGGGAAGAAATTCCGAGCCCAGTCGATGCGGTTCACGACGTCGGTCTCGATGTCCTCGCGGCAGTCGTCGCAGTACCAGGAGTACGAGCCGTGGTTCCACCAGCGGGCCGGCGCGCACTGGCAGAGGCCCCGGTTGCAGCTACCGCCCTCGTGGCCCTTGTCGGGCTTGTCCGGACCTTTGTAGTCGCCGTAGGCCATCACCGTTCCCCTTCCGACTGCGAAAGGAGGAGACGGCCGGCGGGCCACGGAAGCACAACGTCGGTTTCGCCAAGCGCGCTCGTGAACTTCCACGAGTTGCAGTTGGTGACGCATCGGGCGATCTTGTTGACCCTCATGTTGAAGCGGAGCGTGTCCTCGTGACGTAGGTTCTCCGCTACGACCTCTTCATAGGTGCGGACAGTGCCGCCCAGCCAATAGAACGGGCTGGATGCGCTTACCGAGCTGTCGAGTTCGTCAGGACCGCGCGACCGGGTGATAAAGCGGAAGCCGTAGGGCGTGGCTCCGTGGCGCTCCTTGATGGAATCGACCATCCCGATGGCCTCGTCGACATGCCAGCCGGATATCGGGCGCTCAGAGGTCTCGCTGACGAAGGTGCCGGGCGAGCAAAAGACGACGAAATGCCGGACCACCGCCGCTGTCTGTGCTGGGGGCGTCATGAAGCCCTCCGCTCAGGAACGATCGCCACGTCACCGTGAATGCCGTCGTCAGAACGGCGGCTCACATGGAACCCGGCGTCTCGATGCTTGCTCTTCGCCATCAGGACGATGAACACGATGAAAGGGAGAGCCCCGGCGAGCATGGTCGCGAAGATGTAGAAGATGATGTTGGGGTCGGTCACAGCGGCACTCCCAGACCGATAGCCCAGCCGGCGGCAACAGCAGCGGTGAACGCCATGCCGGTTGCAGGAAGAAGGGCATGCCAGATGAATTGAGAGAGGGTCATTTGGATGATCCCTCTGCTTTGGCGATGGCGGCTTCCACCAGCTTCAGGCGCTCGTGTGCCCTGTCGTCATCGGATATCGCCAGAAAAGGACGAGCGGCTTTGAGGGCGTTCACCAGATCGTCGTGGCAGTTCACTGCCTTGACGATGTGAGCCCGCAGGTGCTTGGCATCCTTGCGGGTAGGGTTGGTCATTCCGACTAGTTCGCCGGTCGCGTCGCGGAAATCCGTTCCGCCAGCTTCGGCCCAAGGAGTCGAGGCATGTTTGTGCTCACCCATGGCGCCCTCCGACCTCGGAGAGGGTGCGGGCCTTCAACATCGCGTCGGCCTGCGCATAACAGAAGGCTGAGACACTCGACGCGTCACAGTTTACGAACTGCCATCCAGACATGCTGTTTGCCTGAATAGGGCCGCACGGGTTAGCCAGAAGCCCGGCTAGCGCCTTCCCTGCGAACCAGTCGCGTAGGCTCATGCCATCGGAAGCCGAATTCTCGACCGGGTAATGCTTATAAAGGACGCTCGGGAAAGCCGGGCCACCATCGGCCAGCGTATCCAGGTGAATGGGGGTGGGGGAGGACGGGTTCATGGGCGCACACCCTTCAACAGCAACTTGTGACGAGCCGAGCGGTTCACGGTGGAGCCGCCGCGCGCGGGAGGCCCCATGCGATGCCAGTTTTTCGGACGCTTGGAGGACGAAGGCGCCGGCGCGGGATAGCGCTCGTACGGGCCTTGGCTGGAGGAGAGCGCCAGACTGAGCGCTGCCATTCCCATGCCGGATAAAAGGAGATTGGACCTCATTTGGATCTACTCCGCCGCAACGCGATAGACGCGCGAGCTAGGGTCATTGGGGTGGCCGTCGCAGACCAGTTCACCGAAGTGCCGGTCCAGCGACTGCTCTGCGAAATAGATCTGGTTCGCCAGAGCGTCGTCGCAGTAGGCGTGCATGTCCCCCATCGGGTCGAAGTCCGATAGATCGGGGAGGATTGCTTGCAGTTCTGTGATATCGTTCTGCAACGACTGGCGAAGTTCATTGATGCGGTCGCGCATCTGGCGCAGTACGGCTTGGGTCTTGTGTTCCTTGCCGTTCGGGCGATCCGAGAAGTCGCGGGTCATGAGGTCTGCGCTGCCTGAATGACCGAGCATGTCAGGCCTCCTTCACAGCTTCATTGGACATAGAAATCGTCAGGCCCGGAGCTAATCCGTCCTGCCGGACCTGAAACTCGACGCCCTTAGACCAAGCGAGTTCGAAGAATTCGCGCAGTCCCATATCCGCGAGCTCGGTGCTGGATTTTCCAAGCAGGGCTTCCACGCGGGGGTCGACGAAGAAGATTTCAGAAAGCGAGCGAGCCATCACACGCCCTCCGTCGCACGAGCGATGGCGGCGCGGGGGCGGCATACGTCACAACGGTGGGTGCAGAGGTCGCAGCCTTCCTCGGGGTCGACGCAGGCAAATTCTTCAAAGCAGGACGATACGAAGCCTGAGCCGCCGCAGTTCCAGCAGCCGTCCATGTCGAAGTCGTCATCGTAGTCGTGTTCGGGCTCACCTTTGGACATCACTTGCCCTCCGCACGAGCGATGGCGGCGATAGCGACATAACTCTTGTCGCGACGGTCGAAGCCAATCCCATGAGGATGCGGTGCGTAGGTCTCTGGATCGGCGTAGTATTGAAGCGCGTTCAGCAGATCAGGCGCGGCCTTCTCGACCGCAGGCTTACTTGCTTCCCATGCGATGATCGCGGCGCGTATCCCATCGAGCGTCGTGCTGTACGCATCGTCGCCATAGAAGGCGTCGAGGGCGAGCTTCAGCCGGTCAGGATTGAGCGCCACCCCCTTCTCGGGTGAGGGCGATGATGATTGTGAGGGCATCAGGCAGCCCCCCTGCGTAGTGACTCCGGCACATTCCAGATAGCCGGCGCATTGGCGTGGAAGGTTGCAACCGAAAACCCCATCGGGGTCTCGGATCGGATATCTGCTCTGTCATCGCTAGGCGGCGCCTTATGTATTCTGTCGTCAGGGGCTGCGAGATTGAGCGCCTTGCGCTTAGGGGGCATCACGAAGCCGTTGCCAACCCAGAGGCATGTTTTCTTCGTGTAGTTGTCCGCTTCACACCATCCCGTGTAATCACACGGATCAAAATAATGATCAGGCTTTCCTATGTGGGGAACACTCGACAGGACGCCGACAGGGTTTTCGCAGCAATAAGGGGCGCCCGACCATGCCAATACTTGCCGCCCAGCCTCGAACATCTCCAAGCCATCCCTCAGCATGTAGCCGCCCTTCTTTATGAAATCTCTAGCGCCACACACTGCTTGATGAGTGCAAGGAGTGAACGCCGCGCCAAACACAATCCGGCGGCCTTCTGGCGGCCTCCATGAGCGCACATCGCCCCAGACAAAGTTGATGACGCCCCGGCCAACCAGTTCCTGCCGGTCTCGGCGAATGCTGTGCTCGATATCAACGCACCAGCACTCAACCCCGGCTTCGGCCCAAGGGCGCGCCATGTTGCCAGTGAGGTCGCAGAGGAAAATTGCGGCGTCGATCATGACAGCGCCCCGCCCCAAGAGGCGACCCGAGCGCGCGCTCCGCATTCGGTCATGAAGCGCCCGACGCAGACAAAGCCTACATAAGCGACCCACTCGTCGCCGTCGTAGAAGACGATCGACTTACCAATCTCTGGTTCGGAAGTGCCCGTCGCAGCCAGTGCCATCTACGTTCCCCATCGAGTGGTTGATGGAGGCGCCATTGCGGCGTGGTCCCCATCGGTTGATGAGGATATAAAAGCCCAACTTTCATTTACATGCAAGCGATACTTTCATCACGACGCATAAAAAGCATCCAGCGTAAAAGCAGTGCCAGAATTTAACCGATCACGCCGAACCGGCGGACCACCCGGCCGATGATTTGGAACTCCGAAAGCAGCCGGTCTTTGGACGGGTGCCGTTCATTGTCGGAGATGACGTGGATAAGAACGTCTTCTTCGGTGCGCCGCAAAACCTCCAGCCGCTTCACGACTATGCCGCCGAACTCGTCGGTAAGTGCATAGAGCCCGTCAGGGGAGGGCAGGCGGTGCCGCGTGTCGACGAGAACATAATCCCCCTCGTTGAGCGTACCGGCCATGGAGTCGCCCTGCACGGGGATGACGATGATGTCGTGAGGGTGGAGGCCCATGCCTGCCAGAAGCTCGGTGGGGAGGCGCCAATAGTCGCGCACGTTCTCGGCCGCAAACGTCATGCCGCGCTTGCCTGGCACCCCGTCCGAAATGATCGTAAGCCCGCCGCCGCCCATGCCGCCGGTCACGTCGATCTGCGCAAGCGTGTCCTTCGGGATGCCGCGCCTTCCGGTCTCGCTGCCGACCGTGGCTTGGGGATCGGGGTCTAAGCGCGATCTGTCAGCCGCGACATCTTCCGACGACAATTCGTCCGGATCGGGCATCGGGCCGTCATAGATAATACGAGAAAGCGCGAAAAGGCCACGCATGGCAGCGCCCGCATCGATCCCATAGAGATTGCAAAGCCGCTGCAAGTTCTCTGTCGAGGGCTCGTTATCGCCCCGCTCCCACTGCCCTACGGCTGAGACAGAGACGCCAAGGCTATTGGAGACGTAAGGCCTATCAAGGCCCTTCGCTATACGAGCTTGTTTTAGGATCACGCCGAGAGTCGCCATGGGCCATTCTTCGTGCGTGAAATCTCGCCCGTCCATGAAAGTATCGCTTGTACGCAGATGCAAGCCGTGCTTTTATTGCTTTCATGATGAAGCAAGAGACACCCCTTGATTCGGCGCTTAAAGAAGTCGGCGGCGCTAGCGCGCTTAGCCGTCTGATGGGCATCACCTCGCAGGCTATCGGCCAGTGGCGCCGCGTCCCTGCTGAACGTGTTTTGCAGGTCGAGCGCCTTACCGGCGTCTCTCGTCATGATCTCCGCCCCGACCTGTACCCGCGCGAGACAGCGGGTGCGGCATGAGCTACTGGCGCGACAAGGGCCTTCAGCAGGTCCGTGCATTAGAGGCCCGTCCTTCGGATTGGAGCCCAACGCAGATAGCCGCGATCCGCCCTATGGCGGCGCAGCATAAGGGCGCCCCTGAAATAATCGCTGATCTTTCGCTGCATATCAGTTTGGGCGGCTTTCGCGCCCGCTGTAAGCGGCTGGGTATATCGCTGCACGCGAACAGCAAGCAGCACTATAGCCAATCGACCACCCTTCCTGGCTCAGGTCGGGGGATTTCTACCGTCTCATTCCGAGCGAGGTCATTGCCGTGACCTGCTCATTCGTCTCGCTTAGCCAGCGTCTTCCTGACGATGCCGCCCACCAAGGCGCCAACCGTCACCCATCCATTCTTCGTATCCCGGCGGGTTCCTCCCCTGCCGGTACTCTGGCGGCCGATCTCGCTCCTATCGCTGACGGTCGGCCGCTTTTTCATTCCCGTTCCAACTCCTCTGCAAAGTCACTCTCTGCCTGTTCCCAGAACAGCACGAGAGGATTCCGGAATGTTGGAAAGTTCTTCCAGAAAAGCGGAAAGTGAGATGCACGTCGCCCTCGAAATGAAGCAGTCGATTGTCCTCCTTGGCGCAGAAGGCCCCGAGGACACCCGAGAGAGCATGATCGCTCGTGCTGCTCGCCGGGCCGGCATCAGCTTCCGGCAAGCCAAGTCTTTCTTCTACGGCGAGACCACGAACCCGCGCAGTCGGGCGGTCGAGCGCGTTCGCGCCGCCATCGATAACGCCAACGCGGCCCAGGAGGCCAAGGCCCGTGATGAATCAAGACACATCCGCGAGCAAATCGCGATTTTGGAACAGCGGCTTAGTGCGCTTGCTGCGCACCGTGACGGCGAGGGGGCTGCTTCTCGTCAGTCGGGGGTCGAACGCAACAGCGCTTCGGATCGCTCCGTGGATCGAGGAGGGCTCTGACAATGCAGCAAATTCATAATCACGACGCTGTCCTCAACCTTTGGGCCGAGGGCCGCAGCACAAGCGAAATCTGCTCGCGGCTGCGTATTGGCTACTACAGCATCGTCGGCATCGTGGCCCGAGCTCGCGCCAAGGGCGACGAACGCGCGACGGCGCGAGCCAATGGCCGTCCGGTACAGCGCGATTCCGGCGTCGTGTTCTGGCGAGCGGCCGCACGGAAGCGCGGCATCACCGTCGCGCAGCTCAAGCTGAAGGTCATGGAGACCATCGAGCGCGACAACCTCCTCTCAGCGATTTTGGATGATTGAGTGATGACCGGCGTCAACCCGCACCTCATTCGCCAGATTGCTGACTTCGCTGAATCTGGCCACACCCCGACAGAGATTGCCGAGCTGATGAGCATTCCCGTGATGCGCGTCCGCCGCTTCATGCGGTCCTACGGCATTTCGACGGTGAAGCCGCTTCCGATGCCTGCCCGGCCGCCACTGCACAAGCTCATGGGCGGCCGCTGACACCAACGTAGCGAAGATCGGCCGCCCGGCTTCGCGCATCCCTACGGTTCACCGGGCGGCTTCACTGGAACGAGACAATGAATAGCACAGCCGCCGCAATCTCAGAAAGCCCTTGGGCATACTGGCAGGCCGTCCTGTCCGGCAAGGAAATGCCGATCCACGAGGGCCAGCCGCAGATCGGCTATTATCGGACCAAGGGCGGCAAGGGTCGCATGCCCGAGCCGGTCGCCATCTTCGAGCACGAAGGCGCCATCGTCGCGCTCAAGTCGAACAACCCGGTCGACGCCAGCGAGATTTGGACCTGGGTCTGCACGTCCCCGATCAGCTACGAGACGTATGTCGCCGTGGCAGAGCGGGGCGAGAAGTGGCCCGATCTCGACGAGGCTGTGGCCGCACAGATCGGTCACAACAACAGCCCGCTCGACGAAGCCGAGGCGCTGCGCGAGCAGATCGAATCCGCCAAGGCAGGCGCCGCCGAATACGCCAAGATCCGAGACGATGAGATGGCCGCTCGCGCGCAGTCGCTGCGGGCTCGCCTGCTGGAGCTGAAGGCTCTCGTCGAAAAAGGCCACAAGATCGCGAAGGAGCCGCATCTCAAGGCGGGCCGCGAGGTTGACGCCAAGTGGCTTCCGGTCGCTCGCGAGGCCGAAGCCGGCGCCAAGACCATCCGCACTGCGATGGACGCCTTTGAGAACGATAAGCTGCGTGCGGAGCGAGAACGGCAGATGACCGCTCAAGCCGCCGCGCGTCAGGCCCAAGAGGCCGGCCGCCCGGTTCCTGTCCCTCCGCCGGTCGAGACCGCCCCCGCTGCGCCGATCAAGGGCGCCTACGGCAAGGCCGCATCGGTCCGCACCATCAAGGTCGCGACCGTGACCGATCAGGACGCGCTCTATATCGCGCTCCGCGACAACCCGGATGTGAAGGCGCTGCTCCAGAAGCTCGCTCAGAAGGTCGTGGATGCCGGCGCTACTCCGCCCGGCGTGACCATCGAAGACCAGCGGAAGGTGGCTTGATCATGAACGCGATTGAACCCGCCTCCCGTAATCCCGTGATGCTTTCCGGCGGAGCCGTGCGCGCCATCGTCCCGCAGTCGATGGAAGACGCCTACCGTCTGGCCAAGGCCATCTGCGTGGCCGGCATGGCGCCAAAGGGGCTCGATACCCCTGAGAAATGCATGGTGGCGATCATGCACGGCATGGAAATTGGCCTCCCGCCGATGACCGCGCTCCAGCGCATCGCCGTCGTGAACGGTCGCCCCACGATCTGGGGTGACGGCGCCATGAGCCTCGTGCGCGCCTCCGGCATCTGCGAGTTTGTCCGGGAACGGATAGAAGGGCAGGGCGACGATCGTGTAGCCGTATGCGAAGCGAAGCGCCGGCACGAGATTGAGCCCATCATTCGTTCGTTCAGCGTCGTGGATGCGAAGCGCGCTGGCCTGTGGGGAAAGAGCGGCCCTTGGCAGCAATTCCCCGATCGAATGCTCCAGATGCGCGCTCGTGCGTTCGCGCTGCGCGACGGGTTCGCGGACGTTCTGGGCGGCCTTTATCTCAAGGAAGAGATCGAAGACGAGCGGGCGGGTGTTGCGCGCGACTTCACGCCCTCTATCCCGAGGCCCCCGGCGCCGCCTGCAATCGAAAGCCGGCCCGCACCCATCGAGCCCCGCGATCCGGTCGTGAAACAGATGGTGGCGAATAGCCCCCAAGCTCCGGTTCGCGCTCCTTCACCACCGGCGGCCGCGCCTGAACCGGAGATCGTCACCCCGGAGGATATCCTCACCGACATCGATGAGAATCTGTCAGCTGCTGGCGATTCCGATGTTCTGGCGCAGTCGTGGGATCTGGTTTCGGACGATGTGGCGGCGCTGCCGCTCCATCTGCGGCAACAGGCTGAGAGCCTCTACGAAGCGCATATGACGCGCATCGGGGAGGGCTGAGCCATGGGGCGCGCGCTCATCGTCCTCAACGGGCCGGCTGAACGGTCCAAGGCGGCTCATTGGATATCCAAGGCGCCAATGGGCACGCGCGTCGAGTTCAAGGCGTCAAAGCGCTCGCTGCCGCAGAATGATCGCATGTGGGCAATGCTCACTGACGTTGCCGAGCAGGTTCAGCACTGCGGCAATCGATACACTCCGGACCAGTGGAAGGTCTTGTTCCTTCATGCCTGCGGGCGGGAAATCCAGTTCCTGCCCGGCTTGGACGGCAAGACCTTCCTTCCCTGGGGCCAGTCTTCATCGGATCTCTCCAAGCAGGAGATGTCTGACCTCATCGAATTCATGTTCGCATGGGGCGCCGAGAACGGCGTCGTGTACGGCGAGCCTTCCGAGAGGAGGGCGGCATGAGGCGGGAATTCCCCAAGCCCGTCCTTCTCGCGGCATGGGCGCGCTCGGGCGGGCAATGCGAGAAGTGCACCCGGCCTCTGGCGACCGGCGATATCCATTACGATCACCGCATCCCTGACGCGATGGGCGGCGAGCCCGTGCTCGCGAACTGCGACGTACTGTGTCGGTCATGTCACGCGGTGAAGACCACGAAGACCGACGTGCCGGCCATCGCCAAGGCGAAGCGCATTGAGGCGAAACACCTAGGGGTGAAGAAGCGCTCTACGTGGGCGTGTTCGCGCGAATCCAAGCATCGCAAGAAGCTCAACGGCACGGTGGAGTTGCGATGATGCGCTCTCATTCCGCCGCCGGGCTAATGGCGCTGGGCCGTCTCAAGGCGGGCCAGATGAATAAGACGGAGCAGGCATATGCCGAGCACCTCGAAGTGCTTCGCGCCGCCGGAGAATATCTGTGGTGGCGGTTTGAGGGGCTGAAGCTCCGGCTGGCCGACAACACCTTCTACACCGGCGACTTCGCGGCAATGCGCGCTGATGGCCTCCTCGAAATCCACGAGGTGAAGGGCCACTGGCAGGACGACGCTCGCGTGAAGATCAAGGTCGCCGCTGAGCAGTACCCATTCCGATTCATCGCCGTCCAGGCCCGCTCGCGCAAGCAGGGCGGGGGATGGAGCGTGGAGACGTTCGAATGACCAAGCAGCCATGGATGAAGTTCTATCCCGCCGATTGGCGCGCCGATGCAGCGCTTCGCACCTGTTCCCCCGCCGCCAGAGGCATGTGGATTGAGATGTTGTGCATCATGCATGACGCCAGCCCGCGCGGAGTTTTGGCGATCAACGGCCGCCCCGTGACGGATGCGCAGCTTTCAGTCCTGAGCGGCATCCCAGCTCGGGACATTGTTCGCCTGACCGATGAGCTGGAGGGCGCCGGCGTGTTCAGCCGCGCCGCTGACGGCGCCATCTATTCCCGCCGCATCATGCGCGACGAAGACCGCGCATCTCGGGATAAGGCCAACGGCACCCGTGGCGGCAACCCCCGGCTTAAGGCAGGGGTTAACCCCCCGGATAACCCTCCCCATAACCGTTCGGATAACAGGGGGGATAAAGCCCAGAAGCTAGAAGCTAGAGAAGAACCTAGCCAGGAAGGCGAGCTTGATGAAGGGAGCAAGGTTGTAAGTTTGGGTAGGGGGCGCCGAGATGCGTGAGCTTCATCCCCACCAGACCCTCGCCATCGACATGCTCCGACAATCCCTTGGCAAGGGAAAGAAACGCCCGATGCTGCAAGCGCCGACCGGGTTCGGCAAGACGCTGCTGGGTGCCGCAATCGTTGAAGGCGCACTGCGAAAGGGCAAGCGGGTCATCTTCGCGGTGCCGGCGCTGTCCCTTGTGGATCAAACGGTTGCGGCGTTTTGGGCCGAAGGCATCCGCGATGTCGGCGTGATCCAGGGCGCCCACGAAATGACGAACTGGAACCGCCCGGTTCAGGTGGCGAGCGTCCAGACATTGCAGCGCCGGCCACTGCCCGAAGCCGATGTGGTGATGATCGACGAAGCGCATCGCTGGTTCGATTTCTACGGCAAGTGGATGGCGCAGGACGGTTGGCGCAGTGTCCCGTTCATCGGCCTTTCTGCCACGCCGTGGACCAAAGGGTTGGGCAAGCACTTCGATGACCTGCTCATTGCAGCGACGACGACCGATCTGATCGACGGCGGATATCTCTCGCCGTTCCGGGTTTTTGCGCCGTCTCACCCTGACCTAACAGGCGTCAGAACTATTGCCGGCGACTACCACGAGGGCGAGCTTTCCGAGGCGATGTCACCGCTCGTGGCGGACATTGTGGAGACGTGGCGCCGGCAGGCAGATGGCCGTCCGACGCTGTGTTTCGGGGTCGACCGGGCGCATGCCAAAGGGCTGCAAAAGCGGTTCATCGAGGCCGGCGTCTCAACCGAATACATCGACGCCTTCACCGACATGGAGGAGCGCGAGGCCATTCGGAAACGCTTCCATGCCGGCGATGTGCAGGTCGTTTGCAACGTCGGGTGTCTCACCACTGGTGTGGACTGGGATGTGCGCTGCATCGTGCTGGCGCGGCCGACCAAGAGCGAGATGCTGTTCACCCAAATCGTTGGGCGCGGCCTGCGAACGGCGTCGGGCAAAGAGGATTGTCTGATCCTCGACCACAGCGACACTCATCTGCGGCTCGGGTTTGTGACAGACATTCATCACGACACCCTGGATGACGGAAAGCCCCGCACCTCAAGCAGCTCGGAGCCGGAAAAGAAGCCCGCTCCGCTGCCGAAGGAATGCCCGAAATGCACCTTCCTTAAGCCGGCAAAAGTGCACGTGTGCCCTTCATGCGGGTTCAAGCCGGAAAAGCAGGCTGAGATCGAAACAGCCGAAGGCGAGCTGGTCGAACTGAACGGCAAGAAGTCGCCGAGAGCGGACATGGTGACCAAGCAGCGCTGGTACTCGATGTTCCTCGGGATAGCCCAGACCCGTGGCTACAAGGATGGCTGGGCCGCCAACCAATACCGCCAGAAGTTCGGCGTTTGGCCTCAGGGCCTGGCGCGCTTGGCGATTGAAGCGGATGGCGAAGTCGCCAGCTATGTCCGCGCCTCCATGATCCGGTACGCGAAAAGGAAGGCAGCATGAGCGGGTCTCTCACAGATCGCTGCGTCGGCCGCTGGCCCGAGCTTTTGACGATGCTCGGGGTGGATGGCCGCTATCTCAACGGCAAGCACGGCCCATGCCCGGTCTGTCAGCAGGGCAAAGACCGGTTCCGGTTCGACGACAAGGCTGGTCGTGGATCGTGGATCTGCTCGACGTGCGGCGCTGGCGACGGCTTCGCACTCGCGATGAAAATCAACGGTTGGGACTTCAAGGAAGTCGCTGAGCGCGTAGAGGGCGTCGTGGGGAAAATCCCGCAGGCCGCCCCGGCGAAGGAGAGGAGCGAGCAGGCGCTGAAAGACGCGATGAACCGGCTGTGGACCACATCTATCCGGGTGCAGTCGGGCGATATTGTCGATCGCTACCTGACGGGCAGGGGCATTCTTCTGGATCAATGGCCTGTCTCGCTTCGTCGCCTCGACCAGTGCCGCTATCAGGGCGATGGTGAGCCAACGTGGCACCCTGCCATGATCGCAAAGGTGCAGGGCTTGGACGGGAAGCCCGTCACGCTGCATCGAACGTACCTCGACGAGCTCGGCCGCAAAGCCGATGTGGCGTCACCGCGCCGGCTGATGCCCGGAAAGATCGACAAGGGTTGCGCGATCCGCCTCGCTGAGGCCGGCCCGATAATGGGCATCGCGGAAGGCATTGAGACGGCGCTGTCCGCTTCGATCATCTGGAGCGTGCCGTGCTGGGCTGCTGTCAGCGCCGGCATGCTCATGGCCTGGGAGCCGCCCGCAGAGACGAAGGAGATCATCATCTTCGGCGACAACGACCCTGGCTTCGCAGGGCAGTCCGCAGCGTTCGGGCTGGCGCACAAGCTGTCGGCGCGCGGCCTTAAGGTCCGGGTCGAGATGCCGACCGATGCCGGGCTCGATTGGAACGACGTGCTTCAAGCCGAACGGGTGACAGCATGACCGACCTCGCCCGTTCCATCTCCGACAACGCACGCAGGGAGGCGCAGTGAGCAACCCAACCATGATCGAGGCCGTCGCGAGGGCGATCCATGAGGGCATGTGCTCGGCGCTTGCTGGTAAGACTGACCACGGCCTCCCGTCTTGGGAGACAAAGGAAGGTATTAGCCGGGATATCTTGTTAGCAGGTTCCCGCGCCGCGATAGAGGCCATGCGTGAGCCAACCGCGGCGATGTCAGACGCAGGCGGTCGCGTCGAATTCCCTGCCGGTGAATGGAATTACTCTATCGACTACGCGGCAGACGAAGCATGGCGCGCCATGATCGACGCCGCTCTCGCAGAGGAGCAGCGGTGATGGCGCTAACAGAGCGAGAGTTCGATTTCCTTCATCGCGTTGTGACGGGCGATCGCCTTCGTCTGGCTGATCGGGAGGAATACAGGGTGCGCCAGAAGCTGCGGAAGCTGGGCCTTGTCAAAGTCGTCTCAAGCCCGCGCCGCTGGGTTCTTAGGGGTGCTGGTGCCGAGGCCTATGCCGATTACATCGGAGTGCCAAAGTGATGGTGGCCCAAGTCTTCCAACTCAATCCGCACGAGAACATGACGCCGGCCGAATGCCTCAGCCTCGCTGCGCGCAACGCTGATGACTATCAGGACGTGATTGTGGTCGGCGTCGACCAAGATGGCCATGTGAGGCTCACCTCGTCCCATGTGAGCCGTGAGTTCGCGACGTTCATTCTTCTGGAAGCCGTCGATAAAGCGCGGGGCAAATCTTGATGGCACGCAAGCAGCTAGAGGCATTCGTCCAGCACACCGCGAATAAGCGCGAGAAGCGCGTCAGGACGCCCGTGGAGTCGATCCACGACCGCAGGGCTACGGAGTTCGCCAAGGGGGTCATTCCTGCCGCCACGCGCGTCCCCTGCCCATCTGGTGATGGGTCTACGCTCACGGTTACTCGCAATCTGCGGGGCGACACGCTGGCGTACATGCTCGACCGGCGGCAGATCGACCGCTGCCAGTTCGAGGCGGGTCGGAAGTGGCAGACGCTGTTCGAGGCGGCAGGAATCGGCGGTATCAAGGCCATGGACACCACCAAGGAACCGGTAGACGGCGGCGGCATGGTGACCGAGGGCATTACGGATCGGGTCAAGGAAGCGGTGAGGGGGCTCGCAAGAGCGGACGCAGCCGTAGGGCTCAACGGTGTGTTTCTCATTCGCGAAGTGCTCGGCACGGGGCTGACGCTCGACCAAGTGGCGACCTCGCGGGGCATGATTTCCAAGACGGATCGTGACCGCCTCGGATGGCGGTTCCGGGGGTGTCTCGACGAACTGGCTGTGGCCTTCGGGCTTGCGGATAAGGGCCTGTTGAGGAAGCAGAAAGAGCCGGCGTAAGAATTTGACACCGGGGGCCAAAAGGGTATGATTCGGCAGGCTCCTGATTTGCGCGGTACCCTCCGCAGCGCGGGAGCTTTTTGATTCAGAGTTTCGGCGCCGGCCCATATGACTGGCGGCAACATGTGCGGCTACACCGGGATTGATCATCCGGAGGCTACCGCAGGCGCCGGAAGCTATCGCCCGCAAGGGCGAAGAGATGACCGGCGCCCGGTCCACGACAACAACACCGGCCACGCCTCTCCACGATGCGCACCCCGGCTGGTTTCTATCCCGTCAGCGTCAGAGCCCAGCGCCGCCGAATGCAACCCGGCGCTGTAATGGCTTCAAGGGCTCCACTCCTGCCGGTGGAGTGGGCACGGTTCGCTCGTGCCGGTTTATCGAGTTTACCTGAGTTTACGGCCCGCCCGCTCACCGCGCGGCGGGTTTTCTTTGTGGGGTAGAGGGTGATGACATGAGCAACGATGCTGAAGATGTCGCTACCGCCATGGAAATCGCGGCTGATGCCGTAATGCGTGGAGAGGCCAAGGCCGAAGACGATGCTCGCAGCATGGCTGCCCGTGTGGCGGCTAACACGCCTGCGAAGAAGGCCACAAAGAAGGCCTCGAAGCGCAATGCCGATCCTCGCTAACGCCCGCCATGAGCGGTTCGCTCAGGAGCTAGCGAAGGGCAAGAGCCAAGCCGAGGCATATGAGGCTGCGGGATATTCGCCCAGCGAACCGAACGCTAGCCGCATGACAAGGAATGACAAGGTGCAGGCCCGTGTCGCGGAATTGCAGACCAAGGGCGCCGAACGCACTGCATTGACCATCGAGACAGTGACCAATCGCCTGCTGCTGATCGCGGACAAAGCCGAAGCGCTCTCTGAAGCATCGGGCCTCGCCGTCGCCCGCGCCGCGATGATGGACGCTGCCAAGATCAACGGCTTGATTGTCGAGCGCTCTGAGAACGTGAACATCAATCATGCAATCAGCGGCGACCTCCCCACCGAAGCCGAGTGGGAAAACGAGCACGTCACCGAGCATTGAGACGCGGATCGTCTGGCGACCGCAGAGCAAGCCCCAACTGGCTCTGGTGCAATGCCCGCTATCCGAGGTGTTCTTCGGTGGCGCGCGCGGCGGCGGCAAGACAGACGGCGTGCTTGGCAAGTGGGCGCTTAAGGAACAGCGTTACGGCCCGAAGTTCAATGCGATCATGTTCCGCCGCACTACGGTGTCGAGCGAAGACGCGATTGAGCGCAGCAAGGACATATTCAAGCCTCTCGGCGGCAAGTTCAACGAGAGCAAGCTAATCTGGCGCATGCCCAATGGTGGGCGCGTCGCCTTCGCCTATCTCGACAGCATCAAGGACGCTGAGGAATACCAAGGGCGCAACGTCACCGACGCATGGGTGGAGGAGGCCGGGCAATATCCTGACCCCGCGCCCATCGATCGTTTGTTCGGCGTGCTGCGTTCGGCTGGCGGCGTTCCGGTGCAGCTCATACTCACCGCCAACCCCGGCGGCGCAGGTCAGCACTGGATAGCGGCGCGTTATGGGCTGGTGCCGTTCCCGCATGGCCCGAAGGTTATTACTCGCCCGCTTAGTAATGGCGAGACGCACAAGATGGCAGTGATCCCGTCGCGGATCACGGACAACCGGGTGCTGCTGCATGGCGACCCTGGCTACATCAATCGGCTGCATCTGGTCGGCTCTGCTGCGCTCGTCAAGGCGTGGCTTGAGGGCGACTGGAGCGCGATCGAGGGCGCGTTCTTCGACAAGTGGAGCGGGCGAAACGTCGTCAACGCCTTCGAGGTGCCGGACGATTGGATGCGGTTCCGCTCATTCGATTGGGGCAGCGCGAAGCCCTTCTCGGTTGGATGGTGGTGTGTCGCAGGGGATGAGCACCACGGCATCCCGCGCGGCGCCCTGATCCGCTATCGCGAATGGTACGGCTGCCAGCCAGGCAAGCCCAACACGGGCCTGAAGCTTACGACCGAGGAAGTCGCGACCGGCATCACGGCCCGCGACGCTAAAGACAAGATTGCCTACTCCGTCGCTGACCCGTCGATCTTCACGCAGGACGGCGGCCCGGCCCGCAGCGAAATATTCGCTCAGCACGAAGTTTATTTCCGCCCCGCCGACAACAAGCGCATCGCCCGCAACGGGGCCATGGGCGGCTGGGACGAGATGCGCCAACGCATAGGCGGTCAGGACGGAGTGCCCATGCTGTACGTGTTTGATACCTGCAAGGAGTTCATCCGCACCGTTCCCGTGCTCCAGCACGATCCCGTGCGCGCGGAAGACCTCGACACGGCAAGCGAGGACCATATCGCTGACGAGGCGCGCTATGCCTGTATGTCGCGGCCGTGGCTGCCGTCTGAGACCAAGAAGACCGAGAAAGCGCCGAGCGGCTATCGGCCCATCGGCAAGACCTCGGCGGGCTCGCCCTCATGGCGGTAGTGCTTGCCGAACAGCCGGTCGTTCTGGCGCCGGGAGTTGTGTCGCCTGACGACCGCCGTAAGGGCATGGTGCCGTCTACCGATGCGCGGCCGGGCTACATTCCTGCCAGCGAGGCTGATGGCACAGCAACCACGGTATCGCCTGCCGACCGCATGACCACGTACCGCAAATATCTGCGCGATTACGTGGACATGAAGTCGGACGAGATCGACGAGCGCCGGGAATCCAATCGCTATTTCCACTGCAAGCAGTGGACCGAGAAGGAGCTTTCGACCCTTGCCGAGCGCGGGCAACCGGCGATCACCTACAACCGCGTCGCGCGCAAGATCAACGGCGTTATCGGGCTCCTAGAGCGCTTGAGGCAGGATCCGAAGGCCTATCCGCGCACGCCGGCTCATATCGATGGCGCCGATGTGGCGACGCAATGCCTGCGCTATGCATTGGACGGCAGCTACTGGGAAAGCGAGCTCTCCGAAGTGATGCTCGACTTGTGTGTTGCCGGCATCGGCGGGTTTCTGCTGGAACTCGAGCCTACCGACGACGAATCCAACGACCCTGTTCAGGTTCGTGTGCCGGCTGAGACGTTCTTCTACGACCCGCGTTCGTTCAAGCCTGACTTTGCCGATGCCCGTTACAAAGGCACGGCAAAATGGATGGCCAAGGACGAGCTCGTGGCCTGGCTTCCCGACAAAGAGGCAGAGATCGAAGGGTCTCTGACATCTCTCTCGCAGGACAGCAGCTACGCGGACGCCATGGACCCGGATCGCGAACCGCTCTGGTGGGATGGCGAGCTCAAGAAGGCCCGTGTCATCGACGTGTGGTTCCGCGAAGGCACTATGTGGAAGCGCGCCGTCTATACCGGCACCGATATTCTCTACGAGGGTGACAGCCCGTTCGTCGACGGGCGTGGCAAGTCGACCGACCCGTTTTCGATGCAGACATGCAACATCGATGAGAAGGGCAACCGCTACGGCTTCGTGCGCAACCTCAAGGGGCCGGCGGACGAAATCAACCATCGCCGTTCCAAGAGCCTGCACGCCTTCAACACCAAACAGGTGATTGTCGAAGAGGGCATCGTCAACGACGTTGAGCGCCTGCGTGGCGAGGCACAGCGCGTCGATGGCGTCATTTCCATGCCGCAGGGCATGTCTGGCAAGCTGCGCATCAACAGCAACACAGACGTCGCTCTGGCCAATGTGCAGCTACTCCAAGAAGCCAAGGAAGAGATTGAGAACTTCGGCCCCAACACCGCGACTGCGATGGGCGTGGGCGACACCAACAAGTCAGGTCGTGCAATAGCGCTGCTCCAACAGGCCGCCATTTCCGAGCTCGGGCTGTTCATCGTCCGCGTTCGCGCTATGAAGCTGCGGGCCTACACCCTGACATGGGAAGCCATCCGCACCAATTGGACCGGTGCCCGCTTCGTCCGCATTACCGATGATCAGGGCCTTGCGGGCTTTATCGGCGTCAACCAGCCCCGCATGAACGAGTGGGGTCAGGTGATCGGCGTCGAGAATCCCATCGGCAAGGTTATGGTCGACTTTGTGCTGGATGAAGGCCCGGATACGGTCACGCTGCGTGAGGATGCCCAGCAGGCGCTTGGTCAAGCGCTCACGACCGCAGGCGCGGCGCTGCCGCCGAACGTTGTCGCGGCGATTGGCAAGGCGCTCATTCAGACCGCCAATCTGCCGCCTGCCGCCCAGAAGGAAATCCTTGCCGCGTTCGATCAGGCCTCGCAGCCCCAGCAGCCGCCTCCGGGCGCTATGGAGGCGATGCAAATCGAACTGGCTCAGGGTGTGGCAGATGTCGAGGAGACGAAGGCCAACACCATCTACAAGCTGGCTCAGGCCGGCCAGGCGCAACAGCCCGATATGCAGGCCGCGCCCGACCAGGGCATGACGGCTCCCGAAATTATGGAAACCCTGGCTCGCGTCGATGAGACGAGGGCTAGCGCCATTCTCAAGCTCACGCAGGCCGATAAGACCCGCGTCGACACTGCGCTTGCGCCCCAACAGGCGGCCCAGCGCAACCAACAGCAGGCGGCGCGTCCGTCTTTCTGAGTTTCGCTTCCGCTGGTGAGCGTCATCACCGGCACCTCGGCGCCGTCCGGCCGTCAATCGGGCGCTCGTAACCAACCAACGTACAGGTGGAACATGACGCCGGACCTTTCCGACGAACAGGAAATCTTTGCCTCGACCGATACCCCCGCTGAGACCGTCACCGAGACCATTACGGCCCCGGTTATCGAGGAAGTGGAGGAAGAGAACGAGACTGACGCCACCGAGCCCGGCGAACCGGGTAGCCTCGCTGAGGCCGGCACTCAGGATCGTGAACCCAAGAGGGTTTCATACGGCGCGCTGAAGGAAGAGCGGGAGTGGCGCAAGCAGCTCCAGCAGGACGCAGAACGTCGTGAGAAGCAGTGGGCAGAAGAACGCGCGCAGATGATGCGTGCGATCACCGAGCGCACCGCCCCTCCTCAGCCGAACATGCCAGCACAGCCCGAAGTCGACGAAGATCCTTTGTCGTCAATGGTGGCCGATCCTGTCGCATGGGCTGAGAAGCAGTTCGCCAGCCGTGTTTCCCCGATTGAAGAGCGCGAATTCAAAACGCGCATGCACTTCTCGGAGCGGCTGGCCTCGATTGACCACGGCAAAGAGACGGTATCTGCGGCCAAGACTGCCTTGGAACAGGCGGTAGCGGCCGGAACGCTCAACGAAAAGACCGTTGAGGCCCAGCTTCGCGCGTCCCCCGATCCTTGGGGCGACATCGTGAAATGGCACCAGCAGAACACCGTCATATCCGAAGTCGGCAACGATCCAGCGGCTTACGAGGCCAAGGTTCGAGCGAAAATCCTCGCTGAGATGCAGGGCACAGCCCCGGCACAGCAGGCCGCTCCCGCCACAGGCGCCGCACCAACCATTCAAGCCCCTCCGTCACTACTTCGAGCCGCCGGCAACGCCGGGATCGCCCATGGCGGCTCGATTACGGAGGAGGACATTTTCAATTCCGCCCCGGCCTTTGGAAAGAAAAGGGCCTAAGTCATGGCTGTTATGACCCCTCCTGATGAACTAGTCGTCAAGAAATGGCGCAAGCGCGTCTGGCACGACTATCAGCGCGACAATCTCTTCGCCGAATATATGGGCAACTCTGATGCGGCTGTTATTCACCGCGTCAACGAGCTCAAGGACGAAGGCGAAGAAGTCGTCATCCCGCTCATGGCTCTGCCGAAGGCCGGCGGTGTCACTGGCGATCAGACCCTGGTCGGCAACGAGCACGACCTCAAGTCCTACGGCTGGCCGCTTCGCATCGATTGGTGGCGCGACGCCATCATTCTGAACAAGAAGCAGATGCGCCGTTCAGTCATCGATCAGATGGAAGAGGTTCGCCCCTCTCTCACCCAGATCGCGGCTAACCGCCTGCGCGACGATATCATTCGTGCTCTGCACAACGTCGGCGGCACGGGCCTGAACCTCGGCGCCACGCCGGGCGACAACTTCAATGCCAACGTGAACGGCGTCTACTACCCCAACGCCACCACGGGCCAGAAGAACACCTGGCACACCGCCAATCGTCTGCGCATCCAGTACGGCGCGGTGAACAGCAACTACGTTGTCAATGATCATGCGGCTTCGCTGCTGAACATCGACAACACCGCCGACAAGCTGTCCTACGGCACGCTGCTGATGATGAAGCGCCGTGCCAAGAACACCGTGCCGAAGATTCACCCCATCCGCATCGAGGGCGGCCGTGAGTACTTCATCGTGTTCGCCGGCTCGCGGGCCTTCCGCGACTTCTCCAACGACCCGGATGTGAAGCAGCTCAACCGAGATGCCCGCACCCGTGGCGTGGACAGCAACCCGCTGTTCCAGGATGGCGACCTCATCCTCAACGGCGTGATCGTGCGCGAGATTCCTGAAATGGACGAGCTCGCCCTGATCGCTGGTGCCGGCGCTGGCGCCATCGACGTGGCCCCGGTGTTCCTCGTTGGTCGTCAGGCCCTCGGCTATGCCGTTGGCCAGTTGCCCAAGCCCACCGAGCGCAAGGAAGACGACTACGGCTTCGTCATGGGTCGTGGCATCGAGACTTGCTATGGCATCGGCAAGACGCAGTTCCTCAACCGCAACCTGCCCGCTGAGACCGTTCCCATCGATTGGGGCGTCTACACCGCCTACGTCGCGGCTGTTGGCGACGCGTGAGCCTCATAGGGCCGGACGCATGATGCGCTCCGGCCCGTCTCATTTCCCCCGAAAGGAATGCTCCCATGGCTTTCTTCTACATCAACCCGGCTCTGCCGTTCCCCGATCCTCCGAACCCGCAGCCGATCTCGGCCGGTGTGGTTTATGAGGCGACCGCCGTCCGCGTGCTCGATAATGCCGTGGTGGACACCAACGTACTCCAGATGGTGCCGCTGCCGGCCCGAGCCCGCGTCGTCGAGCTGATCCTTGCCTGCGAGACGCAGGGCGCCACGCTCGCCGTTGGCGACGGTGACGATCCCGACCGCTACATCACGTCCGCAGCCCTGGCTGCCGGTGCTGTGGCGCGTACCAACCGCTCGCTGGGCATGGGCTATCGCTACCCGGCCGCTGACACCATCGACATCCTGTTCGGTGCCACGCCGACCGATGGCGGCACCGTCAAGCTGACCGTCCTCTACGTGATCGAGTGAGGCCCACCATGGCCAAGACTAAAATCACGTACCTGGGCGATTCCGCTTCGGTGGAATGGTTCGGGGTGGCCATGGAGAAGGGCAAGGCGGTCGATACCGACAATGCCGAGCTTATCGCCAAGGCCACGCTCAATCGGCTCTTCCACGTCGCTGGCGTGAAGGAACAGGACGAGCGCCCGAAGGACGAAAAGCCGTCTGTTCGTGACCGTGGCGCCAATGCCAAGGCAGCGGGCAAGGCGCGCAACGTGCCGCCGGCATACCGTGGCGGGGCGGACGCTGATGAATGGCTCGCAGGCTACGACCTGACGCCGGAACCGGCGGTCGAGAAGCCCGACCCCACCAACGACGACTGATAGAGGAGGCGGCTTTCGGGCCGCCTTTTCCATAAGGGGCGCGGCATGGCTGAAACCAAGACGCAGATCATCAACCGTGCGCTTCGCAGCCTCGGCCCCATGGGCTCGGGCCAGGAAGCCTCGGCAGAGGATGCGAAGGACATCGGCGACCTGTTCGCCCCCATGCTGCGGACGCTCGACGCCAAGGGCGTGCTTGACTTCTACGACCCCGACAATGGCACCAAGGATGAATGGGCGGCGGACATCGCCTTCCTACTTGCCATGGCATCGGGTGATATGTTCGGCGTCACTCCTGACGTTGAGGCGGTTGCTGCGACCGAGGCCCGGTTGCAGTTCATGGGCTCGGGTCCGGCTCCTACCATCAATGATGTAGGCGGCACCAAGACCCGCGCCGATCTGATCCGCCGCGCGTTGCAAATTGCGCTCATCCTCGGGCCGGACCGTGAACCCCACGCCTGCACGACACGCGGTGTGCGCCGGATCATTCGGCCTTGGCTGGATGGGCTGGAAGCCGAAGGTCTTGTCGGTGTCCCGAATGACAATCTGTTCGAGGCCCGGCTACTAGAGCCGCTCGCTGTCATGCTTTCAGTGAAGGTGGCACCGATGTTTGGCCGTGTGGCCGAGGAGCGCACAGTGCCCAGCGCGATCCAATCTATCCGCGTGATGGAGGCGGGTCGTCCGACCTATGAAACCGCGCGGGGCATGTTCTTCTAATGGTAGCGATCCCGCTGCCCACAGAGACCTCGCCTGGTCGCACACACGCTGAGGACGGCGGGCGGCTTTTCAACGCCTACGCTGAGCCGCTGGGGAGCGGTGCATCTGCTCCTGCGGTCCTGCGTCGTGTGCCGGGACTTCGCCGCTTCGCCAATGTGGGCTTTGAGAACTTTCGAGGTGGCCTCACGGTCGCCCCTTACACCTACGCGGCCTTCAATGGCGCCATCGTCAAGGTCGACCTGACCGGTGCGGTAATCGTCGTGGACGCCTTCGCCGGAACTGGCCCGGTAATCTTCGCCCGGAACAACAAACGCCCGCTGCCCGATGTCGTGGCGGTATCGAATACCGGCGCCTATGAGGTCAAAGACAACTTCGTCATCGCTCTTACCGACCCGGATCTGCCGCAGCCAAACTCCGTAGCATCGGTGGGCGGCTACTTCGTCATGGGCATTTCCGATGGGCGCATGTTTGCCTCGGGGCTCAATGCCACGACATTCGACCCGCTCGATATGGCGACGGCAGAATCCAACCCGGATGGCCTGATCCGAGTTGTCGGATATTCGGGGAAAATCTATGCCTGCGGCTCAGCCTCAATTGAGGTGTGGAGCAATGAGGGCAACCCGACCGGCTTCCCGTTTTCATTTTCCACCATCATCCAGCGCGGCATTATCGGCGCTCAGGCCATTACTGGCTTCGAGGATGGGTTCTCCAAGGGCCTGCTGCTGGTTGGCGAGGATTGTCAGGTCTACGCCCTAAGCGGCTACCAACTCACCAAGATTTCCCGCCCCTATCTCGACTGGCTCATTCAGACGGACCCGAACCGGAGCGATATTCGCTGCTGGTGTCATTCGATCAGCGGGCATCCCTGCCTCGTTGTTCAAGGCACTAACTGGTCGTGGACCTATGACCTGACGACGGGCAAGTGGCACGAGCGCCGATCGCACCTGTCCTCGACGTGGCGGGCGCAGCGTAGCGTTTTTGCCTCCGGCCGCTGGCTTGTGGGCGATAGCAAATCAGAATGGCTGCTGGAGCTTACCGAGGCGGTCCACGATGAAGTGGGCGAGCCTCTGAGGTTCGAAGTTGAAACGGCACAGGCCGGCGACTTCCCGGCTCGCATCCGTGTCCTTCGTGCCGACTTCGATCTAGCGACGGGTGTCGGCCTGGTGAACGGGATTGACCCGAACCAGACGGACCCGAAGCTCGAAATAAGCTGGACGGACGACGGCGGCTATACGTGGTCGACGCCCTTGCTATGCCAGCTTGGGCAGATGGCGCGCTGGGGACAGCGTGTGTTCCGCAGCCGTCTCGGGCTGACCGGGGCGCGTGGCCGCAGATGGCGCATTGCTAGCTCTGAGCCCGTCTATCTCGCGCTCGTTGCCGGCGACATGACCTTGGCGAAGGTGGATTGATGCCTGTCACCGTGAAGCTCCGGCCGCTGCCCGAACCCGACCAGCCTTGGTTCGAATCCGATGGGCGCCCGACACAGGCCTATTTCGATTACCAGAAGTCCCTTGAGCGCGTTGTGCGGGCTATCTTGGAGGAGCTTTCATAATGGGTTCTCTCACTGACATTCTCTCCGGCAATGCCGCGAAGGCTGCTGAAAAGCAGATAAATGGCCTCGTTCGAGGCAGTAAGGGCGCGTCGGAGCAGCTTGGGCTTGGCTTTGACACCTACAAAGATTACGCGGGCCGCGCTCTTGGTGAGTATGACGCCTATGAGCCGCAAGCCCAGAAAGCTTACGGGCTTTATGGCGATGCGCTGGGCATTAACGGGGCGCAGGGAAACTCGAATGCCACGGCGGCGTTTCAGGCTGGCCCCGGCTATCAATGGAGCGTCGACCAAGCCACACAGGCGGCGCTCAGGGCCGGTTCGGCGCAGGGCATGCTTGGCTCCGGGAATACGACGGCGGCCATCACCGACCGAGCCAGCGGCCTTGCTGGGCAGGAATATGGTTCGTGGCTTGATCGCCTAGGCGGCCTCGGCGCGCAGGGCATTGGAATGGCAGGCCAGCAGGCCGGCATTCAGACAGGTGTCGGGCAGGCGGGCCAGAACTATCGGGGGCAGTTGGGCCAGATCGCTTGGAACACTGAGACCGGCATTGGCAACGCTATGGCCCAGAAAGAGCAGGCTGAGGGTGCGGGGCTGTTGGGCGGGATTTCGCTCGGGACTTCGTTGCTCGGCAATCTGGGCGGTATCGGCGGCATAGCCAAGGGTATCGGCGGCCTCTTTGGAGGCGGCGGTGGCGGCATGGCCTATAACGGCAACCAAATCGGCGGGCTCTACTGATGGCTTGGGAAGTTCCGGGGCTCAATATTGCTGCCACGGGGCAGCTCGCGGGCAACCGCGTGGCCGGCTTGTTTGGCGATTTCCAGAACGGCTTGCAGGCCAATGACGAGCAACAGGTGCGCGGCGCCCGGCGCTCTCTGTCGGACCTAGGCGTTGGTCCGGACGGCAAGCTAGACCTGAACGCGGCCTCTCAGCGCTTGCTTGCAGCGGGCGATATCAAGGGCGCCCAGGCGCTTGCCGACCTCGGGCTGGCGCAGGAAGACCGGGCTTTTCGCCAGATGCAATATCAGCAGGGGCAACAGGTCGCCACGGACAACCAGAATTACCAGCGCAGCCGGGATGGCATTCGCGATCAGCAGTTTGAACGAACACTTGCTACGCGCGAAACCCGGTTGTCCCCGCAAGAGGAAATCCAGGCCCAGATTGACGGTCGGATTGCCGCCGCAGAGCGCATCGGGCTGAAACCTGACAACCCCGGCTACCAGTCCTATATCGCGACCGGAAAGATGCCGCGTGAAGATGCGCAGCCACTCACTGCGACGGACAAGAAGGCCATCCTAGAAGCCGACGAAGGCGTAGCGGCAGCTTCCGGGGGGCTGGCTCTCATAAAGCAGGCTCAAGAGATAAGCCCGAAGGCCTATTCAGGCGCCACGGCTGGCGCGCGGGCGGCGATAGGCAACAATCTGCCGGATTGGCTGGTGCCGGACTTTATCGCAAGCCCCAAGGCCTCCGAAGCGACTGCCAACCTGAATGCGGTCACGACCGAGCAGGCTCTATCGCAGCTCAAATCAATTTTCGGCGGAGCCCCGACCGAGGGCGAGCGCGGCATCCTGATGGAAATCTCTGGCGCCGCCAATCAGCCTGAGCCGGTACGAAAGGCGATTTACGAACGCGCGCGGCAAGCCGTTCAGCGGCGACTGGAATTTGCCAATCAGAAGTCGGGCGCGCTTCGTGGCAACACCTATTATCAGCCGGGAGGCGGACAGCCGCAGGCAGGCGCGGGGGCACCCCAGCCCGAGGCAGGCCCCGAGCAAGCTCCGCAGAGCAACGAAAACCCGTCAGTAGGCACCCGTGCGCAGTATGAAGCGCTGCCCTCCGGCGCCGTTTACCTCGACACCCGCGACAACACCGTGAAGCGGAAGCGCTGATGGCTGAATTTGATGACTGGGGCGTAGGAGACCAGATCCTTCAGCGGGCAGCTTCGCCCGGGGGTGGCGGCGCGCCTTTGCGCCTTACTGTCCGTCCTCAGTCCGCCACGCCCGCCCCTGATGAGAATTGGGGTATGGACGACGAGCCGGTCGACACGCGCGGCGACGTTAGTGCGGGCAACGTTGGCTTGGCCCTGGCGCGTGGCATTCCGGTCTTGGGCGAATATCTGGACGAAGGCGAGGCGGCTGTGCGCGCCACGTTCGGGGAGGGCGGAGATTGGTCCTCCCGCTATGACAAGCAGCTAGGCGAGCGCCGCCAAGAGAACGAAGCCTTCGACGAAAAAAACCCAGCGCTCTCGACCGGGCTCAAGCTTGCTGGCGGTGTCGTGTCCACCCTGCCTCTGGGCCTGACTGGCGTAGGTGCCAAGCTGCTCGGGATGGCGCCGGAATTGGGATTGGGCGCTAACCTTTGGCGTGGGGCGGTGTCTGGCGGCGGCATCGGAACGGCAGGCGGTTTCGGGGCAGGAGAGGGTGGTCTAGAGAATAGAGCCCAGTCGGCCGTGCAGGGCGGCGTGACAGGGGCGGCCATCGGTGGCGCCGTGCCGGTTGCCGCTGCGGGAGTCGGCAGCGCCGTCAGCGGTGTTCGCGGCGCCATTGCCAATCGGGCACCGGCCAACGTAGCCGCGCAGCGCATTACGTCAGCCGCAGAGCGCGATGCGATCCCAGTCGATCAGGTTGGCCAGCAAGTTGGGCAGATGGGCCGTGACGCAACGCTAGCCGATCTAGGACCCAACCTGACGCAGCAGGCCGCTCGCATTGCTGCCGAGCCGGGGCCGGGCCAGCAGGTTGTGCGCCGTGCCTTTGAGGAGCGCGGCAAGGAAGCTGGGGAGCGTGTCACGCGCGATCTGGACGCGGTTTTGGGTGTTCGGAAGAACGTTTCGGAACTGGCGGATGACATCGTGGCACGGCGCTCGCGGGACGCAACACCACTGTATGAAGCGGCGCGCGCCAAACCGTTGCAGGTCACGCCGGAAATACAGTCAGTGCTCGACACGCCGGCCGGTAAGTTTGCAGTCGCTCGGGCTTCCCGGCTTAGCCAAAACGAGGGCATCCAATTTGCCCCTGATGTGCGCGGCCTAGACCTCGTGAAGCGCACCCTCGACGATGCCATTGAGGTTGGTAAGCGGCAGGGCAAGAACAACGAAACCCGCGTGCTGGCCCAGCTTCGCGACAAGCTCGTGTCGGCGGTTGATCAGCAAGTGCCGGAATATGCCACCGCTCGGCAGGTGTTTTCCAGCGCAAGCCAGGTCAAGGACGCCCTTGAAACTGGGCAGTCTATCTTCAAGAGCGCTACCTCGCCGGATGATCTGGCCCGCGCCATTGATGGCATGTCGGCCGCCGAACATGAGGCACTGATCACGGGCGCGCGTTCGGCTCTCGCTCAGGTCATGGGCACGGCCCGCAACGATGCAGCGAAGGCGCGCTCTCTGTTCCAGCAGGGATGGAACGCGGAAAAGCTCGAGGTCATTCTTGGGCCGGACGCGGCGCAGCAGTTGCTAAAGCGCGTCGGGATCGAGGAGACGTTCGCCCGCACTTCGCAGCGTGTGTCGGGTAACTCGGAAACTGCCGCTCGCGTGGCTGCGCGCGACGAGGCGGCTGGAACCGGTGGCATGGGCGTAACTGATGCCTTCAAGGCTGGCGGGGCCATGGGCGCTGTTCGTGCTGCGGGTCTAAAACTGGTCGATAAGGCGCTTGGAGCCGTCCAGAAAGGCCGTCAGGCGGAAATAGACAGCGCCATGGCTGAAATGCTCACCGCTCGCGGTATCGACCGGCAGGCGGTGGTAAAACGTCTTGTAGCGGAGGCAATGCGCCGGGATCGGTCCGGCGTAATTGCTCGTCACGTTCGGAATCAAGCCAATTTGCTTCTGCGTTCTGGAACCGCGCCTCTCGCTCAAGAGAGCGCCGTAGCTCGCTGATGCGGCGCATGTCGTTCTCAGTTCCGAATTCCCATCGGCGTAGGCCATACATGGCCGCTGCGCCCGATATTCCGCCAGCAAGCCAAGTGTGCCAATCGACGTTTGGCATGAACAATAAATAGACGAGGCCAAAAAGCCCGCACGCCCAACAGCTCAAGATTGTGTGCCAGTCTCTTCGCTGCTTCATTTGCAGGGCCATGCCTCTCGTAAAGCACCTATCACCAATACAGCGGCGCTCCAGTGCCTCGATTTCGGGTTGTCTCGAAGATGTTTGCACACAACAGAAGTTATCTGGCCAGCCGTGACCTTATCTGGGGTGCAATATTGTTTGGAGTTGGGAATCAGAGGTAGCAATATCTCTGCTGCGTCCTGCGTGCCAATGACGTACCCGATGGCATAAAGACTTTCGCAGTCCCTAAAAAGGTCGTTCCCGGTTTTGAACTCGGCTTGCGCGTGCGAATGCGCCAGAGCCAACGTAGCGCAAACCATTACTGCCCGGATCATCCGCCCCGCCCCTTGGGTGAATAGCAATCTAAGCCTGAAACCAAAGCCCTGCGCAAGCGGGGCTTTTTCTATTGGAGCACCTATGGGCGCACTCTGGGGCCTTTCAGGCCAGCAAGAAATCGGAGCGGACGGCCTGCCCATCGTAGGGGCTCGCGCTTTCTTCTATCAGGCCAATACCCTGACGCCGATCCCGGTTTATTCCGACCCCGAACTCACGGCCCTCGCCACCAATCCGGTTGTCACAAATGGCGCCGGCCGCTGGCCCCTCATCTTCATCAACGACGCCTTGCTGTATTATCGCTATCGGCTGGTCTCTCCGGCTCCTGAGAATGCGATCTGGCAGGACGCGCTCAAGGTGCCGGCGCTTGGCCCGGCATGGTGGCCGGAGACCTCCACGCCATCCAGCAATTCCTTCCCCACCGGGGCGATGTATGCCGATCCTGACCCATCGCCTCGTGCAACGGCGGCGCGGGCCAATGGGCGCACTATCGGCAGCGCGGCGAGCGGCGCGTCGGAAATGGCGGGGCCTGAGTGCCAGGCGCTGTTCCTGAAATACTGGAACATCCCGACGCTTGATGTGGTCGGCGGCAAGGGGCCAAGCGCTGCGGGCGATTGGGCCGCGAACAAGCAGCTTTATCTCCCCGATATGCGTGGGCGTGGCTTCTTCGGTCTCGACACTATGGGCAGCTCGGCATCCGGGCGCCTGCCTGACTTCACTACCACGGGCCAGACTGGCGGCGTCTCCACCATCACGCTCTCTATCGCTCAGATGCCGGCTCATAACCACGGCGGCACGATCAGCGGCGGCGGACACGTTCACACATACGACAAGCCCGGTTCGACCGTGGTCGACGCAGCCTCGACCCCCATTAATGGCGGCGGCTTTGCCCCAGCCAACACGGGTGGCACAGGCGAGCACACCCACACCATTCCATCCCA